CAGCAGGTACCTACAGTTTAATGAGTTCAACGCTGGCTACCAATGCCGCTAATATTGTAAATAGCGTTTGGGGTGGAACAAATCAGTTGATATTCGAGGGTGCCACCGCAGATGAGTACGAAACAATTATTGCTCCGACTGATGCCACTGCTGATCGTACTATTACATTGCCTAATGCTTCGGGCACAGCGGTTGTTGCTTGCGGTACTACTCATGACTATGCTGGAGATCATGCTGATTGGACAATGACAATTGCCGATGCTTCTTGCGGATATATTACGACAACCAATGCCGCAGTTGGTGGCGCCAACGCGATTCTTCCTTCCTGTGTTGCTGGTCAGTATTATACGGTTTACAATACTTCCGGGCAGACAATTACATTAAAAGTAACCGGCCAAACTGGTGCAACTGTGGCAACTACTAAGAAAGGATTGTTTGTTTGCACGGGGACAGATGTTTTACAGGTTTACACGACACCGTAAGATAGGATTTACTTAACAATTTAACTGAAAGGAAAGAGGTAAATTTATGCCAGAGAATGACGAAGGTAATTTGGGATGGAAAGCTGCATTGGAACCTGACCTTCAGAAGCATGAAGATTTAGCTGACGTGAAAGAAGTTAAAACATTGGCAAGGTCTTATGTTGACTTGAAAGGGAAGGCTAAGAATGCTTTATTTATTCCCGGTGCTGACGCCAATGATGATGATAAGGCGGCATTCAACCAGAAAATAAATGAAGTTCGAGGGGTTCCTGCTAAACCTGAAGAGTATGAACTCCCCTTCGACAAGAAGGATGCAAACTACAATGCGGAAATGGATAGTGCGGTTCGCAATATGTTCCATAAAGTCGGTGTGGATAAAAACCAGGCTCAGGAATTATTAAAACAATTTGGTGAGCTTGATGCAAAATTCGGTGCCGGCAATCTGGATAAAATACGCCAGACCGTTGCACAGGAAGTTGCTGATTTAATAAAAGCCGACCAGGACAAAGCAATGGCTACCGCAGCGACCGCATTGAAAGCTGAGTGGAAAGATAAATATGATTTCAATGTTATCGGCGCTCAGAAGTTTGCGGACAACATGGAAAAGGTTGTGCCGGGATTTAAGCAATTTGCCATAGATTCGGGTATTGGCAACAATCCCTTTTTACTTAAAGCTTTTGCATACCTCAATTCGGCTGTTTCAGAGGCTACGTTTGTGGGTGGTACGCGCGAGGGTGATGAGGAAAAGGGTGGATTTTTTAATTATCCTTCAATGGATAAGAAATAAAAAAGGTCAAAAGTTACAGCTTAAGAAAGGAGCTAACTTTTTATGTCAACTGTAGTGGTAGGTGCTCAATTTACAATGGTCGAGTTAGCCAAAAGGACGAATAACAAAGATGTTCTTGATATTGTAAACGTCCTTGCGGAAAAGAATGAGGTGCTTCAGGACGCCGCATGGGTCGAAGCAAATCAGAAAACCACGCACGTAGGAACCAAAGTTGTGTCGCTTCCCTCCGGAACATGGAGATCGGCGAATCAGGGCGTAGGTTCTTCAACTGCGACAACCAGACAGCATTCAGAACCGATCGGTCGGCTGGAAGATTTCAGCGACATCGACGAAATGATTCTGGACTTGGAAGGTGCAAATGGCAAGGCAGTTCGCGGCAAGGAAGATGAACTGCATCTGGAAGGATTAGGCCAGACGTTATCCGAAACCATCAATCGCGGCAGTAAATCCGATGATCCGAACAGTTTCAATGGATTGTCCCAGCGTTACGATAGTCTTTCTGATGCCAATGTGTTGGGTGCAGGTGGTACGGGTTCGGATTTGACTTCCCTGTGGATTATCGAATGGGGTCCCAAAGCCTGCCACATGATTTATCCGCGCGGTTCCAATGTGGGCGTGTCGGCAGAAGATAAGGGCAAGGTCAAGATTTCGCCTACATCTTCCACTTCATATTATGCCTACGAATCGCAGTTTGTGGTTCAGGCCGGTATGTTTGTGACCGATGATCGCTGTGTCCAGCGCATTGCCAATATTGAAACATCCGGCTCAGAAAACATCCTGGACGATGACCAGATTATCGAGGCATTGAATTATATGCCCACGGCTGGCGGAAGTGGCAATACGGTTATCTACATTAACCGCGTTCTGAAGACTCAATTTGACATTCTGGCCAAAGATAAGTCCAATGTCAATTATACTTCCGACAATGCATTCGGTATGCCCGTAACCCGTTTCCGCGGCATTCCGGTGCGTATGTGGGAATCAATTCTTAACACGGAGAGTGCACTTACCTAAGGTCAATAGGTAAAAGATAAAGTAACAAATTAAGAAAGGAAATAGATTACAATGATGGATGCAAAAAATATGTTCAGTGATGGTCAGTCAATCACAGCTTCAGCAGCTTCCGAAACCACATTGGATATGGGAGTTGCGAGTGCCAATTTAGGGCAGGGTTCTCCGTTGATTATCCGGTTCATAATTGAGGAAGATTTTGCTTCTGCTGGTAGCACAGGTACATTAACCATTGCGCTTCAGCATTCGGCAACGAATTTTGGCGGAACTGATGTTCTGCTTCAGACCAAAGCCTGGGCGATTTCTTCTACCACTTTGATTAAGGGTTCTTATTTGCCTGAAATCAAGATTCCTGATCGCCACCTGCGTTATCTGCGCCTGTATTACACAGTTGGGACAGAAAACTTTACTGCTGGCAAGTTGACCGCATGGATCGACATCGGTTCTGGTGAAGGTGACAGTTAGAATTTATCCGATTAGGCAGGGTGAAATTCCCTGCCATAAATAAATTATTGGAGGTCAAGTTCAATGGCAAGATATCAGTGTATCAGGGACTGCCGGTTTAAGCATCAGAATTTTAAGGTTGGGCAGATTGTCAATGTTGGCAAACCCGAAGAGGAATTGCCACACGATAAAGAAGGAAAGATCCGGCATTTTGTGCAGGCGGGTGCTTTTTCCGAAGAGCTAGTTGAGAAAACACAGATTGATGATCGCAAGGAGTTGGCGGCAAATCGTGCGAAGATAAGGGCGGAAAAAAGAGAAGCGGAAAAATAAGAAGTTAATACCTATATAACCGAAGAGGGTGGGCATTCCACCTGCCCTCTTTTTTAAAAGGAGTTCAGATGAGTTATACATGGGTAGATGTATGTAATGATGCTTTGATTCGATGCGGCGCGGCATTGATTGCTTCCCTTTCCGACAAACCGAATGGAATATTATGCGCCGCCGTATATGAAAAAGCTATTGATGAAATAATCCAGGAAAATGAAAAGGGGTGGAGTGATACAATTGAAAGAGTTACTGTCAATGTGGATGCGACTGCTCCTGAAGGTACAGATTGGGATTACCGTTACCTTCTTCCTGCTTCACCATTTTGTTTGAAAGTTCTGGCAATTGAAGGTTCGCCTGCTTACGCTATCGAAGGACGATACCTGCTTACTAATCAGGAAACTTCTATTGCCTTGAAATATGCAAAGAGAATTACAGACCCGACCAATATAAACAGTCACCTTGCTTCGGCCATATCAGCGCGTATTGCCGAAAAGATATGTTACCGGGTAGTTCAGGATAAACTATTCATGCAAGCTGTACAGATAGAATGCAAGAATGTTATTGTCAAGGCCAAGGGTGATGATGCCATGCAGAGCGCTTCGGCTTCTACGGACGAACAAGGTGGATTTACTTGGGTTGAGGATAGATAATAAATGGGGAAGCAAAACCAGATAATAAATTCTTTCAACGCCGGTGAGTTATCCCGCCGTATGGATTCCCGTACCGACATTGCGAAATATTCTACCGGCTGCCGGATATTGGAAAACTTTCTTATTCGAGTTGAGGGCGGAGTTACCAAAGCTCCCGGTACATACTATGGTAATGAGGCGAAGCACAGCGACAAAACCACCATCTTACGCTCATTTGTATTTTCTGCTGATCAGGCTTACATGCTTGAATTTGGTGATTATTACATTCGGTTTTACGTTGATGGTGCCCGGATTGAATCTGGTGGAGTTCCGGTTGAGTTGGTTACTCCCTACAAACATACTGAGTTGCGGGATTTAAGGTTTCAGCAGTCTGCCGATGTTCTTTATATAACCTGCAAAAATCATGCGCCAAGAACGTTATCACGTACCTCTCATGTTGATTGGACACTTGCGGCTATAGAATTTACATCCAGTGAACAGGAAACAACGGAAACGTATATTGCCATTACCGGCGCCGTTGCCCAGGGAAGTTTGATTAAAATTACAACCAGTACCCAACACGGATTTACTGATGGCGAAATAGTTACTATTGCTGGAGTTGAAGGAACTACCGAAGCAAATGGCAGATGGCAAATTGCAATAGTTGACAGTACACATTTTGTTTTATTAGATTCGGTTTTTACAACCACTTATGTTACTGGTGGAACCGCAGTAAAGGAAATAGGATATTTTGTTTCCGATACTTCAAATGTTGGTGGAGAAATAAATATACTAGTTCGCAATCATAAATTTGAAACTGGTGATATGGTTAGGGTTGCTGATGTTGAAGGGACTGTTGAAGCAAATGGGGTATGGATATGTGATAAAGTTGACAACAATAATATAACTTTGCAAGGATCGGTATATTCTAGTGCATATACTTCAGGAGGAACTATTGTTGGTGCTGGATATTTTACCGCGCATGATATTACGAATTGTGCTGACAATGGCACCGGATTAATCAGAATTACCACAAGATCAGACCATAATTTTACCACTGGAAATCGTGTTGCCATTGAAGATGTTACGGGAACTGTGGAAGCTAATGGGGTATGGGTAATTACAAAAATAGATGCAAACAATTTTGATCTTCAGGATTCTACGTTTGCAAATGCATGGAGTTCCGGTGGGCAGGCATCGAACCGTTGGCCAGCTACAGTATCTTTTTTTGAAGAACGTCTTTCCTTTGCTGGTTCATACGAAAAACCTCTTACAGTCTGGTTATCCAAATCCGGTGATTATTATAATTTTACAGTCGGAACCGATGCTGATAGTGGATTAATATTTACATTACTTTCTCGGCTTATCGGAAAAACCATGTGGTTGGTGCCTCAAGAATACTTAATGATAGGCAATACCGATTCTGAATGGCGCATGGGCGGCAAGTCCACTACCGAACCGATTACCTTTGACAGTATCAATGCAAAATACCAGGAATCCAATGGTTCGGCAAATATCCAGGCAGTTCTTGCCTGTGGTGCTGTTTTGTTTGTTCAGCGTGGCGGTCGCAGAGTCCGGGAGTTAGCTTATTCCTATGCCAATGATAAATACCAGACTCCCGACATGACCAGATTAGCCTACCATATTACCGAATCAGGCATTATCGATATGTCAGTACAGGTTATTCCTGAACCTTTAATCTGGTGCGTTAAAGAGAATGGAAGCGTTTGCGCAATGATTTATAACAGACTTGAGGAAGTTATCGGTTGGATGAATCGAACCACGGGAAAGAATTCTTCCGGCCGTTTTGAAAGTGTTTGTGTGATACCTTCCGAAACTGGAGAAGATACTGTTTGGTTTTCTACAATTCGTACCATTGATGGGCAGGAGAAAAGATATATTGAATACATGAAGCCTATTGACTTTGGAACTGATCCTGCCGATGGATTTTTTGTTGATTGCGGATTGACTTTCGATGGCGGCGCAAAACTTAATATTACTGCAATTACCGCAGCGAATCCTCCGGTGGTAACCTGTTCGGACGGTACAATACTTGCAGACGGCAACCATGTAAGATTTGTCGGTGTGCGCGGGATGGAAGAAATAAATGATAATGTATATGTAGTTGCTGGATTAGCTGCAAATGATTTTCACCTGCATGATGATGATGGAGTTAATATTGATGGTTCGGCATTTACCGCATTTGAATCAAATCTTACCATCATAAAGTGTTACGAATCGGATATTGAAAACCGGAGAATTGCGGTTAGAGTTACTGCTCATGGTTTAACCACCGGTGATGAAATAAATATATTCGGCGTTTTAGGTTGCACGGAAGCCAATGGAATATGGGACGTAACAGTCATTGACGCCAATAATATTGAATTGGATGATTCGAAATATGAACATGCGTATTTGTCTGGTGGTTATATTGGCGGGTATGTTGAAAAGGTTGCCAAATATGTTACCGGCATAGACCATCTTGAAGGATGTGAAGTGGCAATTTGCGGAGACGGCGGCGCTGAACCGAATGATACCGTGGTTGGTGGCACACTTACACTTGAAGCATACTTTAATAAAATCCATGTTGGATTGCCTATCCGTGCCAGACTTCAGCCAATGAAACCTGATATTGGTGGCTCATACGGAACATCCCAAGGAATTAATAAACGCATAGATAATCTTGTTGCCAGATTTGAAAATACTTTAGATTGCAAGTACGGTCCGGATGAAAACAATCTGATTGACATAATATTCGATGAAGATGGAACCGGGCAAATGTTCACTGGTGACAAGGATGTAAGTTTTGAAGGTGATTATGATGGTGATGGATTGACTTTATTTGAATCGGAAAAGCCAATTCCCTGTTCGATAAATGGAGTTATTATCAAACTAAAAGGATATGACGGTTAATGTTTGAAGGAATGCGAATAGTATCGATGAAACTTGATCATGTTCCTGAGCAGTTTTTAAAACAGGCTGAAATAAATATGGGTAGAGGACCTGCGTTCACTTTATTTTACAACGATGAAGTAATTGGAATTGGCGGGATATGTGATTTCTGGTCTGGTGTTGGTGAGGGGTGGATATGTCCGATTGCTCCATTTGATCGGCTCAAAGAATTAGCCGGAGAAATATATACTGAAGTTGACAACATGAAAAAGTTTATTGTTGAGCACGATGGTTATTGGAGAATCCAGGGAACGGTACGAACTGATTTTGCAATAGGCAGGAAGTTTGCTGAGAACCTTGGATTTGTTTGCGAGGGTGTGTTGAGTAAGTATTTTGAAGATGGTCAAGACGCTTATATGATGGCATTGGTGGTGTAAATGGAAATGGGATTTATTGCAATTATCGGATTAATAATGACTATGGTTAGCGCTATTGGTGGTGCTATAGCTGCTAAGGATGCCGGTGAAGCACAAAAAGCCGCTGCTGATTATAATGCTAAAGTTATGGAAGCACAGGCTCAATCCGAACGGGAGGCGGCGGCATTCGAAGAAACTCAGCAACGTGAACAAGCTGCAAAGATGCGCGCGCGCCAGAAAGTTGCTTATCTTGCTTCAGGAGTGGATTTAAGTGAAGGAACTCCACTGGAAGTTTTAGGTGCCCAGGCCGGTGAAATGGAAATGGATGCTCTGGCTATACGTTACAATGGCGAAGTCAAGGCAAAGCAATCAGAATCACAGGCGAGAATTTACCGTATGCAGGGACAGCAAGCACAGAGAGCCGGGACTATTAATGCCGGTTCATCATTGCTTACAGGATTTGGAAATGCGGCGACTTCAATAATGAATAAATATACGCCGAGTGCTTCAGTTAAAAAGGATTGAAATAATGCCTATACTTATTCCAACATATGAACGTAAAGAAAAGATAAATCCTGGGGCGTCCAATGTGCTTATGCCGGTAGAAACTCCGGCAGATATCAGGGCAACGCAGAATTTAGCTGCTACCGGCATGAATGTGGGAAATCAGATTACGCAAGCTGCACAGAATATGCAGGAGCGTAAAAACAACGATGCCTTGATTCGATTAAAATTACAACACTTGTCTCAAATCAGAGACATGAATATAAAGTTTACCGATACTCTTTCCAAAGGTGGAGATCCTTACGGCGCCGATCAGGAGTGGGATTTTGCAGTAGGTAAACTTACTGAAGAAACCATGAAGAATATTGATCCGGCTATTTCGGCAAAGGCTGAACTGGAAATAGCTGAAATCAATTCACAGTATAAAAATCATGCCGCATTGGTTCAGTCCGAAGCACAGCAGAAATATGATCAGCAATCCAAAGAACAGTTGGTAATGGAGTATGGCAAGGAAGCGGCAGTTTATGTTGACAGTCCGGCGCTGGTCGATGATGCAATTAATAAAGCTGTAATTGATTTGACAAAGTTTTATCCTAATAAACAACTTCCGGAAATAGTAAAAACAAAAGCAATTGCTCATATGGCTTCAACTTCTTTTCAGGCTGCCATTGCCACAGAAAATATTGAATCAGCTAAATATATACTGGCAAAATATGGACCGGAATTTAAAGCAACCGGGATATTTGATGAATTACATAATCGATTAGAAGGTGCTGAAAAAGATGTGAATGAGAATTCTGCATACAATGAAGCTCTTGCGATTGGTTCGGCAAAGGGTGGATATGTTGATTACAGTAAGGCCGGCGCGTGGCTGTTTAGTGCTGAAGCCAGAGAGAAATATAAACTTACTCCGACACAGGTATCGGCTATCAATCGGTCATTGGGTGATGCACAGGCGGCAGAACAGGGAACGATAATGAATGGATTGTATGCCAAGGCTGCGGCAGGTCAGGTTAACGCTACAATTCGCGATATCAGTTCATTGATGAAAAATCCCCGCGGCATGGATGCCCAGCAGTTTTTAGCGCTTAAAATGAGTTTAGAGGCAGGGGAACGGGCAAAGGTGTCGGCAGCGCGGCAGGACAATTTAATGGATGAACAATATAAAGCAACCATTTCTACAAACATTGCATTGGGTATTTATAAAGATCAGAATGAGGTAAGGAATGCGGTGCTGAGTGCAGGATTACGCAAGCCTGCCGGTTACATGGAAACGGCTGTTAAACAGTTCGGGGAATATGAAAAGCAATATGGGCAAGTAAATAATTTTAAAGAGGGCGAAGAATATATTAATACTAAGATTGCACAAGCTCCTAAGTCAATCAAAGCTGAATATGCAGCAAAGAAAATTGAAATAATGAATGGAGTGTATCAGCGATTAAAGAATGAAAAAATACCAATTACTGATCCTCGTGCTGCTCAATACATGAAGGACGCATGGGATGAATATACAAAGACATGGTTTGATAAGGTAAAAAGTATTATTCCTTCATGGGGAAAACCTTCAACGGCAAAGGAACCGGTTGTGGAATCTTCAACCGGAAAACAGATAGTAAAAACCGGCACGAATGCCAATGGTGATATTGTAATTTTATATTCTGATAACACGACTTCAACAATGCCGAATCCGCGAAGGAGACGATAATTGCCTGAGAATATAGTGTGGGACAAAGAAATTAATCCGGATGTTTTAAACGCTGGCAATGTTCAGTGGGATAAAGAAGTGAATCCTGCTATCAAGGAGCCTACCAAATTTATGGTTGGTGCTCCTATTCGTGACAATCAGGTTATTCGTACCGCTGATAAACCTAGTCGGTTCGGGCAGTTTACCAAGGACATTGATGATTATTTGGAAAGTAATAAAGTAACTTCCGGCGTGTATGGTGATATTAAGGATTTCTTTACACGATCAAAAGAAGAGGATGTTGCGGATGCGGGGATTAAACTTCAGATAGCTCAGGAAACCGGCATTCCCATGCAGCACATTGATGATAATGTAAAGCGGAATTATGCTGAAGCGCAGGGTGTTTATACCCAGCCGACCAATAAACAGGTTGCAGGTGGATTAATGGCTGCGGCGCTTGCGATTCCCAGTGCTCAAATAATTGCAGCTCCTTTATGGACAACCAAAGCGGCGATTGCATTGAAAACTTCCGTGGGTGTGGGAACCTTTGCCGGAATCATGGAAGGAATCAATTACCTTGCTTCTACAATTAAAGATAAAGAATACCGGTTTGGCGGCGGTGAATCATTTGCACCTGAAGATAGTTCACAGACAGTCAAAGACTTGTTTTATGTTGGTGAGCTGATTGCTGGCGGTGTGGCAGCAGGTAAAGCCATTGGTGGTGCCAAGTGGGGTGCGGAGAAAATAAAAGAAAACTTCCTGCGGGAAACATTAGAAACCTACAATATGCCTCGGACAATATACATCNGTCCGGAGAAAATACGGGAGTTCCATGGATTGGGAAGGGAAGATGTTATTTCACCGGCGGAAACAGATATACTTAAAGACATGGGTTTAACCAGAGAAGATTATATTAGTGGATTGAAAAACGGTATTGACCTTGAATTGCCGGTGGAAAGAATTGTAACCATTGCCGATAAACCGTGGGTGAAGAGCTTAAAAGATTACTTCCGGATGGCACCTTATGAGAAAACAACTGCTGAATTGGCAGCAGAAGTTAAGGCAAAGCAACCGGTGGCCGGTCTATTGGAAGAAAATGGTGTTCCGGCTAGCGAGGTTAAGGCACCCTTGCCAACTGAAGGCAAGGTGGTAGAAGTACCTATGGGTGAAGAGATCGTTCAACCTGCGGCAAATATGGAAGCCGAAGTTCCTGTAGTTGAGCAAAAGAAGGTTGAACCTGCCATTACCGATGAATCCCTTCCCCAAGAATCCACCATTACAGTCGGCGAAGAAGATGATATAAACACCCTGCTTACCCTTGCCGCTAAACAGGATAAATTCCAAATAGGTACTGCCGATGCTCCTCCTGCTTATGATGCAATCCGTTCTGAAGCATCCCGTTTAGCCTTAGAGTCAGTCAACAAGCAAATGGCCATGGAAGCGCGGAAGTATTCTTCAGACCTGAAAAAACAGGGATTGGAAATGGCAAAGGCCGATCCGACTTTTATGGCCATTGAAGGAATAGTGAAATCTGGTGGGATCAAACATTCTACGCTTACCAAATTATATGATTCTTACACCATCAAGGAAATAGCCAGAAAGCGACCGGGATTGGTTTCTAAATCCGGTACGATGGGTGATGAATTTGCTCAGGAATATGGATTCGAAAATGACGATGCCATGATTCAGTCCATCTTAAAATGGGAAGGGGTGAAATCCTTTGGCGAAAAGATGGCCAGTGAATTTGAGAAAAACTACATGAATTTTATATCTGAAAGTGAAGGGATTGATTTTCATATCAGGTTTTTGGAAGAAGAGCAGAAGATACTGGCAAAACTGATGAAGGGCAATGCGCCAAAACCAGCCACTGGATTAAAGAAATTTATCCGTGAACAAACCGGACAACTTTCCGTTGATGATATCATGGTTAAATCTTCCGATGCTTTGAGGGCTGGATTAAAGAAGTCTGAACAGGCGGCAAGGAAAGCATTTAAAGAAGGAAAATTGGAAGGTGTGATGAAGGAAAAGGAACGGCAGATGGAGTTGGCGCTGAACCTTAAATACCGAATAGAGAACCGCAACCTTATCAACAAAATGCACAGCGAAATTGGCAAGATTGCGAAAGATAATAGTTTACCGGAATATTACCGTGAGGCAATCCAGAACTACCTTGCCGACTATGACCTTTTACCGCGCAGTTCAAAAGGATTGCGTGAAGTTGAGTCTACGCGCCAGTTCATAGACCGAATGGAAGCTGAAGGTGAAACAGTGGATATTCCCCGCGCCATGATGGATAAGATTGAAAGATACGGGAAAACCCACTGGCGGGAATTGTCAGTTGACCAGTTGACTGAAATATACGATCAGGCAAAGTTGTTCCAGCATTTGGGGAAATTGAAAAACAAGTTGATAGCTAAGAATGAGAAACGGAATTTTGAAAATGTTGTAACTGATTTGCTGGATAGTATGCAAAAGAACTGGCCGGAAATAAACCGGCAGCCGACCGAAAAAGAAATTCAGGATTTGCTTATGCCTGAAACATTGAGGCAGCAGGTTGAAGGTAACATTCAATCGTTCAGAACCAGTCTGGTTAAGGGTGAATACTTCATACGCCGGTTTGATAAATGGACGGATTTGGGACCGGCATGGAAACAATTATATGAACCTATATACAAAGCCTATGGAACTGAATTTGTTGGATTGGAAAAGATAACCGCAAAACTGGAAGAAATATTCAAGCCATTTACTTCAGAACGTGGATTGATTGGCAGGCCGTGGGTGGATGAAATAATTCAGGTTGAAGGTGTGCCTCAGAAGTTAACCAAAGAACAGATGATTATGGTGGCGCTTAATTCAGGCACTCCCGGCAATCGGGCAACCTTTACCGGCGGTGAACTTCAGTGGACAGAAGCACAGATTGATGCGGTGGTAGCAAAACTTTCTCCTGAAGAAATGAAGTTTGTTGAAGATATCTGGAAATTATTCGAAGAACAGTTGCCTGTATTAAAAGATGTTTACAAGCAGCTCAATGGCATTGATATGAAAACAGTTGAAGGGAAATACTTCCCTATTGTTCTTGATCAGAAACTTTCATGGATTGCCGACCAGAGGGCAGCGGAAGAAAATGCCCGGAACTTCTTTAAATCCATATATCCAACCGATGCCAAAGTTGTTGCTGGTTCGACTATTGAGCGCGTGGGTACGACTAAAAATGTAAAACTTTCTTTCGATGTTATTTTCCAGAAACTATCGGAAGTTAATCATTACAATTCGCACGTTCTTCCGGTTCGGGATGTTGTTAAGATTCTTAAAGATGATCGGGTACGCATGGCAATTTCAACCATGCCGAACGATATTGGCGGTCCTGAAGTTTATAAGGAAATGATGAAATGGATTCAGGATGTGGCAGTCGAGCGCAAAGAACCGTTGTCCAAAGTTGAAGATTGGATGAGCACGATTCGTAATAACACAACGATAGTTGCCCTCGGTCTTAAATTCTCCGTTGGATTGTTTCAGGGATTAGGCGCAACCATGACCATTGAACAGTTGCAGGGCGGAACCAAAGCCTTTACCGATGCGGGATATGAATTCTACCGTGACCGCGCAGGGATGATTGACCAGATTAAAACCATGTCAACCGAAATGCGCGCTCGGCCTCATAGTTGGGATCGTGAACTTCAGGATGCCTGGGGACGTTTGGGATTGGAACATTTCAAGGGTTCGCAGCGATTCAAGGATTTCTGTTTTTCCATGATTACGTTGGCTGATATGGAAGTAAGTTATATTTCATGGATTGCCGGATTCAATGAAGGTATGTTGAAGTTCAAAGGAAGTGAACCGGATGCAGTCATGTTTGCCGATTCAGTTGTTCGTAAGTCACAAGGTGTTTCCATGACAAAGGATCTGGCTAATGTGCAGAAGGGTAGTGAGTTGAAGCACATGGTAATGATGTTTTACACCTTTTTCAACTCCATGGAAAATCAGTTGATAGAACGTGGATTGGAACGCAAATACGGTGAACGGTCAAAATTTGATATTGCCCGGACATGGTGGTGGATTGTGATTGCTCCGGCTGTTTTGGGATTTATATTGAACGAAAGAAGGATTCCGAACAGTCCCGGCGAATTGGCTAAAGAAGTTGCTCAATATAGATTGGCGGCAATACCTTTTGTACGCGATTTAAGTTCGGCAGCTCTCAAAGGTTATGATTACCAGTTTTCTCCGGCAGCAAAAGGTTACAAAGTTTTTAGTGATACAATAAAACATGGTGAAAATTTTATCAGCGGTGAAGAAGAATTCGGCAAGCTTGCCGGTTCAGCTTTTGAAGCTTCAGGATATGCGTTTGGAATTCCCACGGCTCAGGCATTAATTACAGTTCAGGGAATCATAGATTTAAACAATGGTTACACAACTGATTTAACCAGACTTCTTTTTAGAGCGCCAAAAGAAGAAGAATAAAATATTGAGGTTGAATTATGAATAATATAGACTTGGAAACCAAAGCACAATGGTTACGGGGCAGGGCGGATTTTGCTACAATCATTGAAGCTTATAAGGAAGCGGGATTAACGCCACTTCTGGAACGTGACGAGCCGGGATGGTGGAAGAAAAAGGTTGTTTACAAAGATCATAATAATAAAAATAGGGGAGGTAAGTAAGATGAAGAAAAGATTGTTATTGGCAGCGGTAGTATTTTTCCTGATGGTATCACAGGCATTTGCAACATGGACGTTGACACCATCATTGGTTGGAAAAGTTGGACATTATTTAACATGGAAGGTTGTTTGTACTTCAGATGGTTCCGCTTTGTCGGCAACTGACCTTGTGGCAAAAATGGATGATAGGTTGAAGAAATTGGTGCAGGGATCAACCATGATGATTATGAAAGTTTCTCCTGGATTGGTTGGAGTGGCGCCGGACACGACCATTGATGTTACTTTATCCGATGCACAGGGAACTGCTATTTTTGTTCATGCGGCTTATTCCAATGTTGCCGATACCACGGGAATAAGTCTGGCCGAAGATTTCAACCAATATCCAACCGTGCATGATAAATTCTATCTTACCCTTAGTGATATTGGAACAACCGGCGATCAGGTCACGTTATACTTTGAATGCTGGATGGAGGATAAATAAATGAAGAGAAAAACTTTAGGAATTATTTCACTTTTATGTTTTCTGATCGCGGGATTTATTGCATATCAGATTGGTTGGGCGTTTCCGCCAACTCCACCTACGAATATGGCTTCTCCTGGAGCAATCGGCGGCACGACTCCGGCGGCAGGGACGTTTACTACCGTTAAAGCGACCACCAACGCCGGTGACGGTAAATCTCTTGTCTCTGATGCGTCTGGTAATCTGTCATATTACATTGTTGGTAACGGCATAAATAACATCGGCATTGCCGGGCAAATTGGCTTTGGTGTTGGTATTTGTCCAACGGCTAATTTACCTTCCGGCATGACTCCGATGACTGGTTATAACGATCCATCCTCTCCTAATTACGGAAATTATCAATATGCAGACGGCTCGATTATGGTTTACATACCGAAGTTTTATTATCGGATGCACACCTGGGCGGCTAACCAGATTACGGCAATCAGCAAAGCCAATCCCTGTCAAGTTACACAAGTTGGTCATGGCTATATTAACGGAGATAAAATATTTATCGCTAACGTCGGTGGCATGACGCAAATAAATAATTTGTTTTTTACGGTAACAAGAGTTGATGACGACAATTATACGATTGGAGTTGATTCGTCCGCCTATACGACATTTACATCGCTGGGAGATTCCACTAAAGGCTTTGGTACAAGTTTTGAGTTCAATGATACTCTGATTACCTACGGTAAAAACTCTATACAAATAAAGGGGTACGATACATACACCACAGAAGCGTTAGCCAACGCAGACGGTTATGCCCTGCACCGCGCGTTTTGGGATGGTGGAGTAGAACAACTTGGATTTTTTGTTGATAAGTATAAAGACAGTAAAAATGCTTGGGGTACTGGATATATCGCCTCGTCTATCAAGCGCGGGAAACCTCTATCTTCCTCTTCGGCCCATAATCCGTTTGCCGATCTGACTGGTGGCGCAAACTATTATTATTCGGCAGTTGATTTGGCTCACAGACGCGACGGTGTTAACGGTAATGTTAATGCAACTTCCAGATTCCATGTCAAGTCCGTTTTCCAAAATTCCGCGCTGGCAATGTTATCGCTGGCTCATGGCCAATACTCGCAGACTGATACATATTGCGCATGGTACAATTCGACCTATAATTACCCGAAGGGTTGCAACTCGGGAGCGCTTAAAGATGTTGATGATGCAACAGTAATATTTACATCCGACGGGTATTCTACCTCCTGCACAACCGGATCAGGAGTGGCCTTGGCAAAGACCGCCCACAACGGACAGGCTTGCGGAGTAGTTGGCTTAAACGGAGGTATGTATGAGATATCAATCGGCATAACAGCAATCGCCGCCGATCTGACAGTTAGCGCAATCAGTGCAGCTAGCCCTTGCGAGATTACAACCTCCGCCGCGCACGGATTGACAACTAATGATTTTGTCAGGATAGGTTCAATTGCGGCGGGCACGCTGGCAACAGCGATCAACGATAAGATATGGCAGATAACAAAAACCGCCGACGATAAATTCACAATAGTTCTGGACAGTACATCTTTAAGCGCGTGGTCATCCGGCGGAACGGTAACGAAAGGTACTTTTTACGCAGCTAACACATCTACCGCGATGAAAACATTCACATCGGGAAATTCCGGAGCGACTGACCATTGGGGATCAACCGGTGTTGCGGCCACCATGACCGCATTTGTACCGCCGTTCAAATCCGGTTACGCTTTTGCCATGCGTATGGGTTCGGGAACCAACCAAGTATTATCAGCATCAACATCCGGCGCGGGATGGATATTGACCGGTATGGGATTTCCTGCAACCGGCACTGGAGTTGACGCAACCGGCACCAATCTTTTTGGTAAGGATTATTATTGTCAATATATACGTAACGAAATGTGCCTGNTTTCGTCCGGGNNNTGGNGCNNCGGCNNGAATGCCGGTGNCTGGNATTCCANTTGGNNCNNTANCCGCNCGANCTCGNACGCCCNTGTGGGGTTTCGCCTCGCCTGTTACCCTGATTAACCGAGCGATAGCGAGGAATTAAATGAGCGCCAATAGTGAAGCGCAACTAAACAGAAAATATATGGAGTTTGTAAAATTGCTGAACATTTATTTAAATCATTTTCCAAAGCACGAGAAGTACGCTTTGGCCAACAGAATAAGGAATACGGCTTATGAGGTATACGATCTTATTTCAGAAGCACAGAAAAGATATTTTAAGAAAACCACTTTAACGGATTTGGATATTACTCACGAAAAACTGCGGATGCAATTATGCCTGGCAAATGAACTGGGATATTTTAATTTTATATCGGGCAAGGAAGTAAAGGACCCGCGTGAGGATACGGCACAGCACAGGTACCTGGCGATAAATACGATGGTAGACGAACTGGGCCGGATGATCGGCGGGTGGATACAAAAGATCAAGGAGGATAAGCGCTGGTAACGGGTAGCATATTAAATGTGCCTGATTTCGTCCGGGGGTTGGAGCAGCGGCACGAGTGCCGGTGTCTGGGGTTCCATTTGGGGAAGTAACCGCAGCGAACACGATTACTATATTCCTTAGCAACGTAACCTTCATTGACGGAGGTAGTTAATGAAATTTGATGTTGAATTGTGGCAGGTGATCTTACTTTTTATTATGGTGATTGGATTTATTTGTAATAAACTTTTTGGTTACGAATCACGGATTACAAAAACTGAAATAAGTAACGCATATATAATTCATTCTTTGGATGAGATACGTAAAATTGCAGAACAAACAAATAATATTATAAGATCGCATGTGGGGCAAAGGGTAGATGATAAACAATAAAAATCGTAAAGCATTTTTGGATATGATTGCATGGAGTGAAGGTACGTCAACCATTCCAGAATCGGACAATGGATATAATGTATTGGTTGGCGGGGAATTGTTTTTTTCTTACAATGACCATCCGCGGAAACTAATAGCCATTAACTCTAAGTTAAAATCAACTGCTGCTGGTCGTTATCAGCTTCTTTCTCGTTATTATGATCATTATAAAAAACTACTTAAACTTTCTGATTTTTCTGCGCCATCACAAGATGCCATTGCTATTCAACAAATTAAAGAATGCATGGCGCTCGATGATGTGGACAATGGGAATTTTGAGTTGGCAGTAAAGAAGTGTAATAAAATATGGGCGAGTTTTCCGGGGAATAATTATGGGCAACATCAGCAGAAAATATCCGCACTTCAGGAAATCTATACTGAAGCAGGCGGAATATTAGCATAAGGAGGCAAATTAATTATGGCAGAGGAAACTATATTTCAGAAAATAGCAAAGGCAGTTGGAAATTACGCTCCTGGCATATCAGCAGTGTTGGCAGCAACCGGAGTAGGCGCTCCTGTGGCGGCGGCGGTGGCAGCGGTAGGCGCTTTGGCAAAGTCGTTTGGATTGCCTGAAAGTTCGTCTGCTGAAACCATTGCAACTCAAATAATGAATACTACTGATCTGACAGAAATAAGGTTAAAATTTGTGCAGGCCGAAAACGATTTCCAGCTGAAACAACGCGATCAGGAATTGGAAATATACCGTGTGCAGTTGGCAGATATTCAAAATGCCCGGAAACGTGATACTGATTCTAAAGATAATGTAAACCGGATTCTGGCGTATGCTATTGTTGCGGCATTTATTATTGTGGCTGGCGGAACCTTGTTTGGATTTGGCAAAGTAGAATCGGTACTGGCTGGAACTCTGGTTGGTTATTTGTCTGCAAAGTGCGAACAGGTATTGGCATATTATTTTGGCAGTTCCAGAGGTTCCGATAAAAAAACAGACTTACTTTCAAAAGCGGATGCAATTAAATAAGGAGCAAAACCAATGACAGTATCAGCAACCAATTTCCCATTTGAAACTGTATGTGACGGTTCGACTTCGGTGTTTTATTTTACTTCGCCGATTATTAAGGCTGAAGATTTGGTGGTGACTTTACGAACCGCTGCCGGAGTTGATACAATTTTAGCCTATGGCACTGAATATGAAGTTACGGGAGAAAATAATAAATTCAGTTCTGGTGGATATATTACCACGGTCACGTACGCTTCAGGAGTGCGAGCAATAAAAGAATGGGATTCTGGCGATACAATCATAATTGATAGAGATACAGATGTTACACAGGATAACGATTTCAAACCTGGCCGGAAGTTGGATTTGGCAATAATTGGGGAAAGTCTTGATAAATCAACAATTATTATGCAGGAACAGGCCAATCTTATTAAGCGCATGCTATCTGTACCAGTTGGCGATGAATCGGCTAGTTTAGAGTTGCCATTGCTTGCTGATAGAATTTTGAAGTTTCTCTGTTTTGATTCTGATGGGAACGTAACTGTAGCTGCCGGAGTAACTGCGGCTGAGGTTATTGTGTCCGCTTTCATGGAAACGGTCGTGGCCGCGGCAAATGCGGCTGCGGCTCGCGCTCTATTGGGCCTGGCTTACGGATCGGTTGCGGAAGGCAAGACAGGTACTAGTTCAACCTTAATTATCAATCCAGCGGTATTGGCGGCGGTAATTCAGGGTGGTACGATGAATTATGCGGTGGCCGCAGGAACTGATACGTACACGGCTAATCTGGTTCCGCCGATTTCAGAGTATATTGAAGGCGCTGTTTATTGGGTTCGGTTTACCAATGCCAATTTAACAACAACTCCAACTTTAGCACTCAATGGATTGGCCGCAAAGACATTAAAGAAAGACTCTGAAGCCGTGCTCAATGCCGGTGATATACAGGCTAATAGTCGGCATGCTTTACTATATTCCAATGGTTATTTTATTCTTATGGATGCATTTAAACTGGTAGCGGGACAGGTTCCGAATGGATTGATAGTTGAAGCCATGCTGGGTACTGGTTCGGTAACGGAAACAAAGCTGGGCGCACTTTCTGTTACCCATGCTAAGTTGGGACTTTTAGCCGTTGAAAATGAAAATATTGCCGGATCAATTGCCATATCGAAATTAGCCAAGACATTAACAGATGGCACGGACGTTATCCTGGGTGCAGCAATAACGGAACGGAGTACAACCTCAGCCAGTTATACGAAACTAAAAGAAATTAAAATTCTCCAAGGCGGCGTAGTTACGGTTATGTGGTCACATAAATCTGGGGATACTAGCAGAGGGTATACCAGGATGTATATAAATGGTGTTGCTGTTAGCGCAGAATATGCTGTTGACTCAGACGTTTATGCGGTTAAAACCAAAACTAACGTCACGGTCAACGCAAACAATTTTATTCAAATTTATGCAAAAAGCGTTTACGGTGCTGCAATCTACGTAAAAGATATGTATGTTAAGTCTGCCGGATTTATGACTGACATAGTTATTAATTAAATTCAAATAGTTATAAGTATTAGTAAAAGAAAGTTTTATTTTCAGTAAAAAAATCCTTGACAGCTTATTTAAATAAGAGTAAAGCTGTAGCCATGAAAATTAAGAAAACAAAATTCAAGATGCACTTAATCAGGGAAGCCATGAAGGATCAGGGTTTCAATCAAACAACATTGGCTGATAAAATGAAAATATCAAAACAACTTTTAAGTTATTATTTAAAAAATCCATCAATGAACGGTATATGGCAGATTGCTTATGCGTTGAAGTTGAATTTGAAGGATTTGATAAAATGAGTGAGCACTATACAAAGAATACAACACGGGTAATGAAATTCTGCCCAACTTGCAACAAGAAAACGATGCACAGGGTAGATAATGGACGAATAGGATTATGTGTAGAGCCTCATAGAAAAGATAAAAAAGTTAAAAAAGAAATTCGATCAGCAGATTTATTTTAAGTAGTCTTAACCTTTAACCACCGAACCGAACCGAACAGGAGAACCACCATGAGTAAGCCCACCTTTGATTTGCCGTGTGCACATTTTGAACCGTCCAATGATTTTTCAGGTTGCAAATCTTACGATGAACCTGAAGATGAACGGGAAGTAGGATTCTGCAAGAGACCTGATGAATATAAATGTGTATCAATAATCCCTAAGTCACTTCATCTATCTCAAAGTTCAGTCAATGATTATTTAACCTGCCATCATCTATACTGGTTGAAGCAGATCAAGGGTGTGCAGGTAAAGGATGAATTCAAATCGGCTCCGCTGAAGATGGGAACAATATGGGACAGGGCATTGCAGAGGCATTTAGGCGACAAAACCATTGATATGCCTGCTGAGATAGACAAAGCTCAGATTGACGAATTCAGTCTAGCCAAAGTTAAAGGATTGTTCAAAGCGTACAAGCAACTGGAAATCCACGTTGAAGATGGAGGCCAGCTTCAGGCGGAAATTGACATGCCCATTACCTTTGATAATACCTGGGGAAACGGGGAGAAGTTGGAATTGAATGTAACCGGCTTCTATGACCGGAAATATAAGAATTACTTTGTTGAAAATAAGTTTACCTCTAAACCGGACAATTACCTTGATCCGTATTTTATTAATTCTCAAATTGGCACGTACTTTCTTGCTGATCCTTCGTTGGATTATTGTATTATGGAATTGGCAAGAGTTCCCCAGCTTAAATCTACTGGTAAGAATAAGGAAGAGTCTGCCGATGAACTCATGGAAAGAATCTATCAGGATGCCATCAGTCGGCCATCGTTTTATTTTATCGGTTACAGCGCGGTAAATCATACGTATGGGAAAAAGTTTCACCGGTCGGAGTTTGATCTGGAAGAGTTGAAAAGCCGGTACGTGCATATATTCAGGGAGATTTACAATGCAAGATGCCTGAATGGTTGGTATCGGAATGACAGAGTATGCAATAATGTGTTACCAGGAATTCAATGTGACATGTTGGGAATATGCAGGAACAATGATAACTTTAATGATGCAACATATTACGTAAGAGAAAAGAAGGTGAAGTTTTAATAGACTATATCAACAGACGATCAGGCAGGTAGTGAGTACATTAAAGAGAAGAAGGCAGAGATTAAGGAATTTGAAAAATTACATAGTAACTGTGGGGGGAAAAGATGATTACAGTAAGATTTCCGAATGGTCAGGCGGTACAGTACAATAATGGGCATTTTCTTGAAACTTGGGGTGATATGGTCACCGTAAAGGATAAAAAGGATGGGTGTTTAATCGCAGAGGTTCCTAAAACCTGTATTATAGAATGGGTTACGCCTTGCCGTGTCTACAACCCTCTTTCTAAAGTACCCAATGAAGAACTGGTATCGCTGAAGAAAGAAATCCAGTCCATGAAACGTAAACTTTACCGGATGAAATAGCCTCAAGGAGTGAGCATGGATAAGATGAGCGTAGAAGAATTGCTATCCGAATGTAGTGGTTGTACTGTTCCAATGAAAGCGGGCAATGTAACAAATAAATATCAACAAGAAATCCTCTCCCGTTTTGCTGAGATTACTGAGAAGGTAAGGGAAGCGAATAATTGTTGTCCTATAAGGAGGCACAATGACAAGACTTGAAGAAAATATTTTGAGTTATCAAAAAAAGCGATTCGGCAAAATAAACGTACCGGCTTCATATAGAAAACTTTTAGAAGAAGTCGGTGAACTTGGAGAAGCATTGATAAAAAACGACAAGAGAAACATCGAAGAAGAAATTGGTGATGTCGGTATGCTATTGGCTACGATAGCGTTGGCAAAACACGAATATCAAAGCCTGTCTGTTGCAATCGCTACTTCTCTTGAAAAAGCAAAAAGAAGATTTAAGACGGTAACGCCATGACCTACAAAATGACTGACGAGTACCGGAAGATACTCACGGAGATGATTGGGGAGTGTCGGCATGAAGATAATAGTTTAGGTATGCCACATTCTATTTTAATACAATATGATAATTTTGAAGGACGTTATCAGATTAATGAATATAAATGTCATAAGTGCAGTAAAAATTTTACATTAAAAGATATTAGAACTTATACCACCGACTCCGACATGATGAAAGTATTCCGAACATTAAAAGAGGAATTGTGGGTTGATTGGTTTAATTTTAAGTATTTTGCAAAAGTTAAATGGGAAAAGGATTTTTGGGAAAGAAAGGAAGAATTAAGGGAACCATTTGAATATTGGTTAATGTCAGATGCCGAGCGTTTCTGCTGTCTGACAGCTATGGCAAAGAAGGAGGGTGTGATATAGAAATGTATATTTGTCCTATATGTGGCATAGCCTCTAATCTAATCGCTGATTGGGTTGTAAATCCATCGTCAACGCCAGTTGAACATAGATTTTCATTTTGCGGACATAAAGCAAAAGGAACATTACAGATATCTACAGCCGAAATAATACCTTGTCCATTAAAGGAGAAGAAACATGACCAACACAGAACTTAACTATAAGGTAGCCGAGAAATTAGGGATTGAGTGGCATAGCGTTAAAAATCACGGCACAAATGACGACAAGGTTTGTCCTCTATGCACCTGCGGGAAAGAGTTTATTACAAGGGGTGATTTGTATGCTCATGTTCAGTACGACAACCCCGACTTCACCCTTAATGCCAAAAACCTAATTGAAGTGCTGATGAAAAGGGATGATTGGATTTTCTTTAGAGAAGAAATAGGCACATGGAATTGTTACGGTGGAAAAAATGTTTGGGTATCACGCATTTCTTTAGACTACATCCTTAACCCTCGCCTACTGTGCGAGGAATATCTGAAATGGGAGGGGAAATGAATCAATATGATGATGGAAGCTTTGGAGCGATATTTCCAGTAAAAGAAATGTTGGAATACCTTAACAAGGGAATCCCAGAGGGTTTAAAATGTACTCATTGGGGAACTGAAAAGGAACTGGAAGATATTAAAAAAGGTAAACAGGCAGAAGTCAATGCCCTCAAGGATAGAGTTGATAACCTTGAAGCAGAATTGCACGGTGGTATTGTGAGGGTATCTCCCGAAATATTAAAGATAATAAAGTGAGGCCAAATGCGAAAAATAGCGGTAGAGATACAGGTGAGTACTGGTGAAATTTGTTGAATTGCGCCGAAAATATATAAATAAATATAAAGGAGAGAAAAGATGAAAGTAAAAATCTACAAACCGGAAGATGTAACCTCAAAAGATGCAACTGGAAACTTCTGCCTGTGGTACGGGAAATCAGGAGTGGGCAAGTCGGCAACTGTGCTGCAAACCGCGCCGGATCCGATTATTCACATTTTAGCTGAACGCGCTCAGGAGGATTTGACTATCAAAGCGATTAACCGGCCGGATATCAAACTTATGACAGCGTACTATGAAGGGTTCGAGGATTTATTGGAATTCATTTGGAACCTGGATAACTTCAAGAAGATCAAATCCCTGCTTCTGGATTCTCTTACCCACATTATGAATATTCATTTGCGGGATGAAATATTGGAAGAGAACTTCGAAGCACGGGAAGTCAATAATAAAAAGACTTCAGAGAAGGATTTGACCACCAGGGTAAAGGGTACGCAGGAAAGTTTCGGTGCTATGAGTGGCAATATGTTCCGGCTGATGAAAGGGTTGGAACGGTTGACGGTAAATGGTATCGATGTTCATTGTACGGCAAGGGATCAGGAACAACCGAAGTGGGATAGAAGTTTATCATGTGCGCCGGCGCTGGCAGGTAAGGAGTTTCCCCGTGATATGAAAGGGTACTTTGATTTCATCGGGTTGGTGGAAAGCCGGTTTGATGAGAAGGGTGTGATTATTTACCCGCCGGTGGTATCCTGTGATGATAACGGGGAGTTTGTCAGTAAGTGGACCGGCGTAAAACCTGAAGGTGGAGTGATTCGGAAGCCGTTTCATGTAACTAAGATGTTCAACGTGGCTCATGGGATAAAATAAAAAAATAAAGGAGAATTTTATTATGGAACTAAGAGATTTTTTTAGTGAAGAAGAAATAAGGGTAATGAAAGAACGTATAATAAGAGAAACATCTTTATCTCATTTTCTTGTTGATACTGAATATGTTGATGAAGATGGTTCAAAATCAAAATTTAAATCGTTAGACCCTAAAATTAAACAAGTCATTGAACAGGAAACGATTGCACAGGTTAAGGCATACGTCAGGGAAGTTGTTAATACAGTAGCCAAAGAAAGAGTGGCGGCGGCAGTTGATAATTTCTCAAAACGGTTATGTGACCAGTTGGAGAAAATTGCCGACAAGACAAACTGGTATTGGTCAATTAAATAACCTCAGCCGCCAAGTCAGATAAACCGGTGAAGCGTCTATACCCGTATTAAAGACCGCTGGCGGCGGGTTAAAAGGAGAAAGTTATGATTCTTAAATTTGGAAAATATAAAGAAAAAAATTTAGAAGAAATTCCATTAGATTATTTAAAATGGTTAGCAAAGCCAACATATTCGGGAAAGTTTTATGAAAGTATTCATTCAACTGATTTAAAATGGAAAGTTCCTTTTGATGTTAAAATAGAAGCAAGAGCAGTTTTAGAAAAATTAGGATGGGTGTTGAACGGTACTGTTTGGGAAGAAAAATAAGAAGGAAAGGATGAACTTATGCAAAAAAGAGAGCAAAGGATTAATGAGTTAGAAGATTGCAAACCTTGTCCTTGTTGTGGATGGAAACCAGTAAAAATAAGAGGAAAGCTTTTTGATCAAGAAAAGGTAGTTTTTGCTGTTGGATGCACAAATTTAAAATGCAAAAAGAAACCACAAACCGGAAATACTTTAACTCTTAAAACGGAAAAAAGAGCGTGGGATAAGGGGTTAACAACCAATTCATTATTTAAATAAACAGGAAAGGATGGCCAACAACCAGTACCACAAATTCAAACGAAAGGAGTGAAAAGGACAGTATGGAGAATGATAAACCCTCTCCAACAACAAACATCGAGGACACCTTGTTGGTGGCTTTCATGGTGTTCAAAGGGCACCAGATCAAGGAATGGAAAGCTGAAGATGGCCATGTAAGCTTCGATATCCTCGGTGAACCGGCAAAGATTCAGGCGGATATGGCGGATTATTACGATGCCAATTATTGCGTGAGTATCACTGAATTTGTCCGGTGTTTCAAAGAAGTGAAGTCGCGGATGTATAACTTCAAAAATCTTAACGTAACCAAAAAAGAAAAGGAGTGAAAAAACAATGAAGGTAAATTCAGATGTAAGCAATGAGCAAAGTTCCAGTTGGGGATTCAAAAAACCAGAGAACGGCTGGCACAAGGTGGAAATGGGTGAAGGCATCGACCTGATGAAAGACAAAGAAGGGAAAGTTGTTCAGGATGCCAAGGGAAACAACCTCTGGAAATTTCCCGCCAAGATCAATGATGAAGATGCCAGCGACCATGAAGCCGATATCAGCCTGGTAATTGCGGAAACGGCGTTCGGCGAAAAGAAAATCGGTGATGTGATTGCTGCTATCGGCCAGAAGGACAACTTCGAAAAGGCATTCCCGGGAGACCGCAGCTTCTTCGAACCGGCAATTATGGATAAAGTTAAAATCAAGGTTCCCGGCCAGTTCTGCCAGATGCGCACGGAAACTTCCAAGGATGGGAAGTATTCCAACGTGGTTGAAATCGCCACCATGAAGTTTAAGCCGGTGGATAAACCTGTTGCGGCACCTAAAGATATTCCAAAGGATAAAGGGAAGAAGGAAGAAACCGTGGCCGATGCCGGTGCGCAGGCGAAAACAGAGGACTGGTAGGAAGTAAATAACAATATATGGGGCGGTGAGGGAAACCTTGAGGGTTGGAATAGCTGGGATAAATCCAAACCAGCCACCGCCATCAATTTACAGGAGGATTGAAAATTGTCAGAATCAGGAAAAGAAAAGGCACAAGCGGAATTGTTGGAACTCAGCCGGTTGGTTATTGATCTGAAGATGGAAAAGAAGAAGTACAACGCTGAAATCAATGACCAGATAAAGGACAACGAAAAGCGGATTAAGGAACTGGTCGGGGAATTGAGTGTTTAAGTTTTATTCCCTGCTTTTTCTCCGTTGCAGGTACGCGGCTTAACGGAGCTACGGGTGCGCGCGTCAGGGGTGCAAGCCCCCCGCGCCCCCGCTTAACGCTCCTGCCGCTACCTTACACGGGAAAGTCGCAGGTTGGCAGGTGGAAGGTATGTTTGAAATAATAATAGCCATAGTGTTTTTCTTGATTCCCTGGGCAATAGGGTGGACGGTTATTGCGGATAAAGTCTTTGGATTATTCTTTGCATGGTTATGGTCCGGGCCGGGATGGATGAAGAAAAACGGTATGAATGGATTAAAATAGCAAGGTGGTAAGGAGGATAAAATGGATTTATTTACAGTAGAATACTTTTTAAACAACAAGTGGAATTTTTATAGCGGTACTCATAAAAACAAAGATTCGGCAATCTGTAATGCTTCAGTGGTAAGCAATTGCAGAAGGTGTAATGCTCGGATTATATTAAATGGAGTGGAAAGTGAAGAGGGTGATGCTCGGTATTGGGATAATAAGGTAAAAGAAAAGGAGTGATATATGAAATTGTTAAAAATTTTAATTATTATATTCATTGTTATTTTTAGTTTTCCTGTATTTTCTGAAGAATTAAAATTAGAAATACCACCTTATAAATTTAATTGGATTTCGTTTTTTAGTGGTATAGAAGAAGAAGTTGCTCGTGTTGATGAAAATTGTGAAATCCATAAAAGAAGAAAAGTTGGAAAATTTATTCAGGCAGAACTCGATAAATATGCAGGAATTTGTAAGGAATTAAAAGAAATTGACAAGGAAATTAAAAAAGAAAAGGCCGGTAATTAGCCGACCTCTTCTTCAGGAGAATTAATGAACCACATGCACACCGAATTAGGCAGTAGAATAACAAATAAAAAATAAATGTCAAGGAGAAAATTATGGAAAAGAATCAAAGCACATTAACGCCTTCAGATTTAAATTTTATTTTAACACGATGCCCAAAGGACATTCTCAAATTACTCAAAGATAACGCTGGAGAATTGTTTTTAGCTGGTGGATTCATCCGTTCAACCATTGCCGGCGATAAGGTTTCGGATATCGATTTATTTGGAACTTCTGCCGAAAAGTTGTTGCAGATTGCAAAGGATTTAACTTTGGAACGTAAGGGAAGATTTTTCAAAACCGATAACGCTATTACAGTATTGGCGCCGCCGCGCATCCCCGCACAATTCATTACCAGATGGGTATTTTCTTCTGGTTGTTATGAAGCCATTGCTGAAATGTTAATCAAAAGTTTTGATTTTACCATTTGTCAGGCTGTAATTTGGGCTGAAGAAATTGTTTTTGATACTCCGGAAGAAAAAGGAAAGAAGAAATATGTTTTCCATTCCCGTTGTTCTTCTCATTTTTATTCTGATCTGGCAGCGAAAAGGCTGGTATATACTTTTCCCCAAAGGGAAGAAGAGGCCGGTGGTTCCTTCATGCGTGTAATCAAATTTGTTAAAAAAGGTTACAATGTACAGGCTCCTACGCTTGCCGGAGTAATGGCCAGAATAGTTTGTAAAATATCATTGGATAGTAAAGCAAGATTAAACAACAATGGAACATTGGATGAAAAGTGGATTGCCATGGTTGCTACTGGATTGTTGCGGCAAGTTGATCCTCTTACGGTTATCGATGGAGTTGATTTTGTTGATGAACATGAAGTAATTTAACCAAAATAAATAAAAAAGGAGTAGGGTTATGTCAGAAAAGAAAAGTGATTCAATGAAGATTTTAAGGTTTTATGCGGAAAACATTTTAAAACTAAAAGCGGTTGAAATCGTTCCTAAAGACAACATGGTCGAAATACGTGGAAAGAACGCTTCTGGTAAATCTTCCATTCTTGATTCAATCGTAATGGCGTTGGCCGGTGGCAAGTCAATACCAGAGAAACCGATAAATAAAGGTGCGGAAAAGGGAAAGATTGTTATTGAATTGCCGATGTATAAAATTACCCGTTCGTTTACCAAGGAAAATTCTTATCTGGCAATCGAAGCGGTTGACGGTTCTAAAATCAAATCCCCGCAGAAGTTCCTCGATGACCTGGTTGGCAGCATTTCTTTCGATCCTCTGGAATTCATCAATAAGGAAGGTGCGGAACAGCGCCGGGTGGTATTGGAGCTGATCGGTGTGGATGTGGATGCTCTGGATAAGGAAGAAAAGGAGCTGCGGGACCAGAGAACGATTATCGGTCGGGATGTGAAAATTACCAAGGCTACTCTTGATTCTTTAACCTTTGATCAGGAAGTTGGCGTTGCTGAAGAAGTTTCAATTACAGATATTGCCGGCAAGATGAATGCGGATATGGAATTCAATGTTGAATGGGACCGGAAGAACACCGAAAACGAAAACAGAAAGAATCAGGCCAAAGCAAACCGGCAGAAGATCGAAGATTATAAGGCAGAAATTGCCAAGCTGGAAACTGCCAATGATACCTTGAAATCTGAATATCAAAGCAATCTGGCTGAATTAAACGCTGATCCGAAGCGCGATATTTCCGATGTTCAATCTCAAATCGCCGCGGCCGAAGAAACAAACCGGAAGATCCGTTCGAACAAACAATATCTGGATGCGAAGGAAAAGCATGCTGATCAGACAAAACTTTACGATACCAAGACTTCGGAAATCGAAGCGGTTGAAAAGAAACGCAAGATTGCCTTAGAGGGTGCGAAAATGCCGGTGGCTGGTCTTACCTTCGATGAAAACGGATTGCTGTACGAAGGAATTCCTCTTGCGCAGGCTTCAGATGGCCAGAAGTTGATGATCGGATTGCAGATATCCATGGCGTTAAATCCTACTTTGAGAGTATTGCGCATCAAGGATGGCAGTTTACTGGATAACGATAACCGTGCAATTATCCGTGAAATCATCAAGGACCAGGATTTCCAGTTGTGGATGGAGTCGGTCAGTGATGATAAGAATGTAGGCATATTCATTGAAGATGGCGGCGTGGTGGCCATCGATGGAAAGGCTCAGGCTAAACCAAAGGAAGTAAAAAAGACTACGCCTGTTCCTGTTGCTGCAAAGGAAGAAGCGCCCAAAGAAGTTTCCAAAGCTGCTCCAATTACTACGCCGGAGGAATGGTAAAATGTCAGAACATAAAAAAGCCATGGTAATAGAACCTCCTGATCCGCCTAACAATTTAGGCTATGCAAATTGCTGGGAAAAGACACCGGAAGTCGTTATTAATTGCATAGAGTCAAAGCATGCGCGGGAGGTCAAGACGGTAGGTCCATGCGTAACCAAATATATATGCAGATTATGCAGGTATGTTTACTGTATAGATAGTGGGGATTAACATTGAAATCATACAACAACAAAAACTACGGGAAAGAATACGTGCTAAAGCCAACCGTGATTCCGGAAAATATGGTGGTGATCGTAGATACGCGTGAACAATTACCCCTTTTCACAAAACCTCCAAAGGGATTATTGTTGGTTCGTGATTATTTAACAGACGGTGATTATAGTTTGCGCGGATTCGAAAATAAAATATGTTTTGAAAGAAAAGCGTCTGATATATTTTCTTATTGCACATCCGAACAGGAAAAAACTAAAAAGAAAATGGAAAGGTTTAAGTCTTTCGAATTTGTTGGCCTTATTATAGAGTTGAAAGAATCATCCCTATTTCAATTTCAAACATTTACTGCTGCACATCCAGAATCAATTCGTGGCGCTTTGATAAGTTTTGAAGTTCGTTATGGAGTGCATATTTTTTATGGAAACAGAGAAAATTGTGCTCGATGGATGTTGGATAGGATGGTAAAATACTGGAAAATAAAACACGAAATTTCTTGATGCACAAATTGGTGGTACTGGTTATGATCTTAAAATAACTCTTCCTGAAGAAATTGAAAGAATTAAACTTCATATAAATTTAGGATTTACAACAAGAGGGTGTATTCGTAAATGTTCATTTTGCTTTGTTCCTGAAAAAGAAGGTAAAATGAAAATAATTGCAGATTTATATGATATTTGGGATAGGAAAGGTAAGGATATTATTTTATTAGACAATAATATTTTAGCTGAACCTGATCATTTTATAAAAATTTGCAAACAAGCACAAAAAGAAAAATTAAGATTAGACTTTAATCAAGGGTTAGACATAAGATTATTAACTGAAGAATTAGCACAAGAAATTAAGAAAACAAAATTTATTGATGTTAGATTTGCTTTTGACAATCCAAGCATGAAATCAATTATTATGCAAAAAATAGAAATTCTGAAAAAATATAAAATAAGAGGTAATTTTTATTGTCTTGTTGGATATGATTCTGATTTTAATGAAGAATTGGAAAGAATAAATTATTTGTTAAGTGAAAAACAAAGAGTATATGTAATGCGACATGAAAAAGTAAGAGGTGATAAAAAGTACAATGCTTTGGCCACATGGTGTAATAGTCCTTTGTTTGGTAGAGGGACAATGCCTTTTGATGATTTTTTAAAAACAGAAAGAGGTAAACACGGTTTTTAATCATAACAATACAATTTAACCATACATAAAAGGGGAGGTAACAGGCAGCATGAAAATACAATCAGACATCGGCAAATATATCTTGACACTTACCTATTAATAGTTTAAGTTAGGTAAAACTAAGGAGGTTAATATTATGGTTTATAATCCGTATCAAAAATGTTTAAGTTGTGGTTATGAATGGAAATCCAGAACTTCTATTCCCAAAATGTGTCCAAGGTGCAAAACAAGGAAAATTGAAATTGCTCATGAAAAAGATGAAACAGTAATAATGGATCGGGCATTTAATCGTATTCGTCATTGTTATGAAGAATTAATAAATATTCAACGCCGATGTCATGAAGGATTTATAAACAAGCAAGAACAAATCGAACAGTCTAAAATTTTTATTGCAACAATTTCATCTTCAATTAAAAAATCTTTATATAATGACTTTATACAGGAGGGTAAATAATGAGAGTAAAAGGAAATGAGCATGCGATTTGGACGGAAGAAATAATTGCAGAAAAGAAAAAATGGATTCAAAAATTAGATCCAAAAGAATTAATTGATTGCCTTCCTGTGATTAAAAGTCAGAGTGGTGGACAGAGAGTCCAACTGCCAATTTATCCTTCCCAAGAGATTTTAGCCGATAAATTAAAGGAAGCGCGACCGGATTTATTCAAGCGCCGGTTAGATGTTTACAGGTCATTTTTATATCTCGGAGGACAGATTTGGGAGCATATTTTTAGCAGCACAAATCATCTAAAATTGGGAGCAAGATATGACTTTCATATGGCCTGTGAAGAGGTTCTTTCTCCCTCCCGTGATCTTGATTTAATACGTTCAAAGATACGAGAATTGGCCGAAAGTTACGGAAAAGGTCATTTGTCCCACCCCTTTTTGATGGGACAACGGGACATACTAAAGAGCAAATTAGACGTAAAATTCCATGAAAAGTATCTTGAGATATGGGAAGATGAATTTGAGAACAACGAAGAAATAGCAAGAATGAAAGAACGGTTAAGAAAACGTGATTACAGAAAACGTAAGAATGCTAGTGGTTTATCTGTTGTTTGATACATTGGTACATTGATACATTGATACATTACACATTTACACATAAGTCCCTATATAGGTTTTACACATTGATACATTACACATTGTGTATAATGTCCACGGGACAGATGTCAATACTATAAGTCTTATGTAAAGTCTATACTAGAGTTATATATAAATACTAAATACCAGCAGAAAGGGAACCGAACCGACATGAATAAAACCGACCTTGAAACCTTGCACCTTGCGAAAAACAATTTCAGCAATTATCGCGATAAATCTTTCCGCAAACTTCAGGCTGAAGCAATCCAGTATATTTCAGACAGCGACAAAAAGATCGTGGTTGTATCGGCAGCGACCGGCGCCGGGAAAAGTTTAATCGGTATGACTTCGGGAAGTGTGTCTGGCAGGTTGACTTATCTGGTACATACGAAAATTCTCCAAAACCAGATTACCGCGGATTTTCCTGAAGCTTCTTCTCTCTTCGGGCGCGCCAATTACCAATGCCTGAACAATCCGGAAGTTTCCTGCGGGGAATGCACGGCAGTCGGCGGGAACTGTGAACATAAGAAAACAGACTGCCCGTATGAGTTGAGAAAGCGGCAGGTGCTGGCAGCCGATTACCGGATATTAAACTACGACTATTTTTTATTAGAAGCAAATTTTGTAGGCCGATTCAGCAATGCTCCTTTTGTGGTGATTGATGAAGCTGACAGTTTGGAAAATACTCTGATCCAATTCATTACCCTGCAATTTTCTACATACGCTTTGCGCCGGCTGGGAATGCTGGACATGGCGGATAGTTTAAAAATGACTTCCAAAGATAAAACTGGTTTGCTTGAATCATGGAAGGAATTCGGTACGCAGGCAAAGTTCCGTGTTGGAAGTATAATTAAGAAGCTAACTTCCGACATTGAAAGCTGGGGCGAAGATATCAATGCCCAGCAGTTGGATGTGATAAAAGAACGGTCCAGAGTTGTAAGGTTGAAGGAAAAGATTGACCTATTCTTGGACAACGTGGATCAGGATTGGATATTGGATAGTCAGGAAGGGAAATTAGTTTTCCAGCCACTGTGGTTGACCCCTGAATTGTCCGAAGAATATTTATGGCGACATGGTAAAAAGTTCGTGCTCATGTCAGCGACCTTCCCTCCGAAGCTGGTATTGGCAAAATGCTTGGGGATTGACACGAGCGACATGGATTACTATGAAATCCCCTCGCAGTTTCCCGTAGAGAATAGGCCGGTATATTGCTATCCGGTGGCAAATATGACAGCAAAGACGACCGACATGGAGTTGCCGAAGCTGATTGAAGCTGTGAAATGTATAGTTGACCATTACCCGGATCAGAAGGGAATCATTCACGCGGTAAGTTATGCCCTTGCAAATAAGATCATCGAGGGCGTGGACAATTCCCGCCTTATTACTCATAATTCCAAAGACCGGCAGGAAGTCATTGACGAATTCGTGGAGTCCACCGAACCACTGGTGCTCATATCGCCTTCATTGGAACGTGGCATAAGTCTGGAAGAGGAAAAGTGCCGATTTATTATAATCTGCAAAGCACCGTTCCTGTATCTCGGTGATAAAATAGTTGCCGCGCGCCTGTATAGCTCCAAAATCGGCCAGATGTGGTATACTTCAAGCATGCTGTTAACCGTTCTGCAAATGGCTGGGCGCGGGGTGAGGTCAAAGGACGATACCGCCGACACCTACATACTTGACCTGAAAGTTAAAGAGGCAATCCAGAAAAATCCCGGATTCCTTCCTTCCTGGTGGCTGGATGCGTTGGAATTTGAAAAGCCTACATGGTTAAAGCTGGGCGGATCGGAGTTGGAAAATGGTGATTGCCCTTTTTGACCTTCAGAACGTAACGTTTTATAAACTTCTTCTAAAACGTTACGTTTTATTAACAAACTCTTTCAAACCTCATTGACAAACAATTTAAAATCTAGTAATTTGTAATTGCAATGACCATTAAAATCAAAATTAAATTAGTGTCGGGCGTGGGACTTCTTAGACTTTTCAAGTCGTGTGGTCATTGCACCATACCCGGCACTTTTTTATTTATGAGGTGAAAAATGAAAATTGATAGTTTAAAAATTGAAAGTATTGAAAAAAATGGTTTGTTGTCTAAAGGCAAACGGCACTTAATCAAACATCTTGAAGGCGGAAAACTGTCCAGATCAGAAGCAATGCAAGCAAAATGTTATGATTGCATGGGTTATTTTTCCGATGGTCGTCAAGATTGTATGGTTGAAAATTGCCCTATGTTTAACTTCAGACCGTACAAAGACGGCAAGACCAGATCACCACAATCAAAAAAATGATACTTTTTCGTTTCCCTAGAGTTAAAATAAGGAATCAATAAGCTGGGGTTGGTACAATTTACCTTGCCCCAGCTTAAAGTAGCTTAGAAACGCTCCTAGAGGCTATTTACCGTCATAATAATCCTTCATATTCAAATAGCACATATAAACGCACGCCGCCGCTATGATAATAACTAATAAATCAGGCACTTTAAACCCTCCTTTCCTTCCTTTATTCATCCGGGAACAATCCCTTGTGAATCAATATTGAGGCCATTTGGCTTACGGATCGCTGTTCATCCTCCGCCGCTTCCTGCAATGCTTCAAAGTCTGCTTTACTGGTTTGAATGCTGAAGATGACCTTTTCCGGTTTGTTTAATACTTTGCCTTTTTTCCTTCCTGCTGGTGCCATAATTTAATACCTCCTTAAAGTCTAATTGTTTAATTAAATCCCTGAATAACTTCTTAAAGCCATATAGCCGCGCCAATAATCAAACCGGCAGCCACAAGTATCAGCGTTAAGCTAAATATCAAGCATGGCAAATTGTCCAGGGCGGCTTCGGCTCGTTCATTCTCAATGTCAAGACTTGTTCGGTGATCCCATTGTTTGGTCATCGGTTATTTCCTCCTTTTAATCCTGATCAGCGTTTTCAAGTTCTTCTTCAAGGTCTGATAATTCATTTTCAAGTTCTTCAAGCTGTTCTTCCAGTTCCTGATAGTCCTTACAGTCTGCCTTGTCAATGCTGTCAACATAGTCATTTAATCCGCATCTGTATGCTGTCGGATCCATTTCCCGGATAATTGCCGAAGCATCAAAGGTCAATCCGGCAACTTTAACGGGGCCTTCAGAGTCCAGCATTTCGCAATATTGTTCTTCAAATTCATCCGGGTCAATTTCAAAGTTGTCAATTTCCGCTTGTTTTGATTTAATCTGCCGCTTTACTTCTTCGATTTTTGTCTGTAAATTTTTCATCGTATTACCTCCCTTTTAAATTATATTAATCAGTTAAATCCTGAATTACTGCCTTTTGACAATCCGCTGGTAAATCTGCAAACTTGATCCGCTTGTCAAAACATCCGCCTCGGCCGGTATATTGCACGTTATAAATCTTCATTTCTCCATGCTGCCCGAATCCCTGAGGGTGAAAAGGGTGCTCTGACATTCCGATGTATTGCACATTGCCGCGTTCATCCACTTCGTCTAGGTAAACCACTGTAAACTTATCAAAACAATTCTTATTTTCCCATACTGATATGTGTTTACCATTTACAATTTCGTGCTTTCTTCTCATGATTAAATCCTCCCTTATAAAATATTTTAGTCTGCCCACTAATTGCTTAATGAGCAGGTAAAATGTTTTAAACCCAACTATGTTTTAACGCATAACCGCCGTTTTTATCCGGTTCGCCGTTTCTTGTGCCGTGTGCTTTTGGCGTACCGTTAGGCCATAAAGCAGAGCCGAGGTTGTAAACAACTGAAAACCCCATATCCGTACCACAACCGGAAACTTTCAATCCTTCATTATTTGAGTCGCGGCTATAATCTAATATCCGGTTAATGTACCAGTCAAGGCCGATAAGCTTGTTTTTCTTGACTACATAAAAAGATATACGGCGGCTCATTCCTGAGCTGGAAACATGGCGTAAAAAACAATGAACAGTGTCACCCGGCTTAACTATCTTTTTAATATTCCTGATTACTTTAATCTTTTCTTCTTCCATTTCAATTTTCTTATAGTTCTTCATGGTTATTTTCCTCCCCTTATGATTTTAATATATCTCTGGTAAAATTTAATGTTGCCTGTCTCCTTGTACGCTGCTAGCAATGTTTCAATGCGTGTTTTCATGGTGGTGTGCTCCTGTTATTTTATCCCTTTTGCAAACAGTTTAATTGCTTCTGACATATCAGCTAAATCTTGAAATGGAAATGGTTCAAGGAATTTAGCCAATTCAACGGCATCAATTTCAGGAATAACTTTTTTAAGTATTTCCTCTTTTTCTTTCAGCGAATAATGTTTATTGTTTTTATTAATCTTCATGGTTGCAATCTCCTTTGTTTTATTCTTTGTGCTTAGTATATATATAAATACTTAAATGTCAAGCAAAATAATTAAGAATACATAAACTATTTTAACAATCAATGAGATTTCAACTACTTACAAGCTAAAATAAATGAATAAAATACTAAATAAATGCTGAAATATGATGATAAAAGTATAAAATATTACAAACCTTAAAACCCTTGCTATTGCTGCATTACAGCGTTATTCAATTATTACATACTGCCGGAGTCCTTACTATCATTGAGTTAGCGGAGTTAATAAATCCCTATACAATCATACATCATACAATTTAATCGTTGAACATGGTCAATCTCTGCCGCTTTTCCAATCCGACAAAATCGTCGAAAGATTAGTTAATATAGTGATATATAGCGTTATATAGTTTAATATTAAATGATATTAATTAATTTTGCTTGACATAATTATATATTGAGGTGTATTTTGTAGGCAATTTCAACACAGTGAGGCATTAATGACACAAGCTCTAGCGGTTGAAGTTTCAAACAACTTGCCTAACGTCTACGGGAAAATAGATATTACCGAAGCATTCAAGCTCCGATTCCAAAAGCATTTAACTTACAAAGAGATAGCCGAGCGCATGGGAGTCGCGGCTCCTTCTGTACATGGTGCGTTGAAAAGATTCCTTCATATCCTACATAATCCAGAAGAATCAGCAACTTATGAACAAAACAGGGCGCAAATCCTAACCGCTGTTGAGTTCAGATTGGTAAACCAACTCGTTAACAAGAAGAAAATAAAAGCCGCTTCTCTCAATAATATCGCATACGCAGTCGCTCAAATCAACAACATGATTAGGTTGGAGAAGGGGCAGCCGACGGCGATAACGGAGCACCTGGACGCTGATTTAGGCGGCATGATTGACCAGCTTTGCGGGATGAAGTCTGCCGGCTCCGGTTCAACTACTGTGTCAATTACGCCACAGTCAGAACCAATTGATATACTTGCAAGCCTGGAAGTGCCGGATCAGTCCATACCAACACAAGCGCCCGATGCGGATCGTTCAATACAGGGCAATTCAGAGGGCACAATCCCAGCCGCCAAGCTCACTAAATCAGGATTACCACGCAAACCACGCACAGCAAAGCCAACTAAATCAGCTACTAACAGTAGAAAACAGAACACCAGTAATATTACAGCAGACCTAAATTCTAAAGATTGCGCAACTAAACAGGGTACGAGCGCGGCTCCGGCTGCCGATACCCTTCCCAGCCAGACAAAGGAATGGTATGAGTAAATTTATTAAGCAAGGCGGGGGGATCATCAGGCCGACTTTGGGTAAACAGCCGTACCGATTTTTGGGGAAGAACCCTGTCTCAGGTAACAGCAAATCTAAAAGCGTCTATTTGCCAAAGGGGTGGGGTGGTAATTCTGGAAAATATTTCATAGGGGTGGATGTTGGTTTAGGTGACTCTGAAAATTTTTCCATAAATTTTACAAGTTCGGGTTTTATTGACGGTTAGGTAGATTATGTCAGAAGGGCAAACACAGCAGATAACCAGAGTCGAGGCGCACGAGCGCTACGGCTTTTTGGTGTCTGAGGGTCGGAAGCGGAAGAATGAGGTTGATGTGCTTCGGGCACTGTGTCGCCGTGATTTGTTCTTTTTGTTGGTTTATATGTGTGGCCGGCGGGATCTGGATGATGATTTCCACTTTGCAAGAAGCAGGGACATTATGAGTGAGCCGGATGGCATGATGGATGTATGGTGTAGGGAACACGGAAAAGATTTAGCTGATGATACACCAATGCTTACTGTTAATCGTGGATGGACAACTCATGGAAGTTTAATGGTTGGTGATCAGGTTTTTCATCCTAGTGGAAATCCAGTTAAGGTTGTGGCGCTTTCTGAACGATATAATAATAACGATTGTTACAGAATCATATTTGAAAATGGAGAATCCATTGTTTGTGGCAGTGGGCATCTTTGGTCATTAAGGAAAAAATCAAAACCACGGATAAACAAAACGAACAAACGCAATACTGTTTTTAATATAGAAATAGTTCCAACTTTTCAGATGTATGAATTGAATAAAGAAAATAAACGAATGGATGTTGGAGTCGCCGAGCCTATTATTTATTCAGAAAAAATTCTTCCTATTGATCCTTATACTTTTGGTGTGTGGCTGGGAGATGGCCATTCATGTTCGGCGGCAATAACTATTGCATATGAGGATTATGAAATCATAGAAAAGATAGAGAGAAATGGCATAGCTGTAAATGAAATAAAAAGCTCGAATTTAAATACTGGTTCATTTCGGTTAAATTGTGGAATTAAAGGTAAAAAAGGAACTGGAATGACAGGTGTATTAAATCGTATGGGAGTTAAAAATAATAAACATATTCCTAATATATATATGACTGCTTCCATACCGCAACGAATGGAATTACTCCGTGGACTGATGGATACGGACGGAACTTGCAATACCAGAGGAACGGCAACTTTTGCAAATATTAATACAGTATTGGCAAAACAGGTTTATGAACTGGCCGTTGGTTTGGGATTGCAACCAAATATTCGATTAAACAAAGCAAAGAATGATACATCAAAAGCGATTGATGGTTTTTATTATTCATGGCAAATAAGTTTTCAGGCGCATGTAGATAGAAATCCATTCAGTTTAAAAAGAAAAGTTGAACGAGCAATTCCGGTTTCTCATTATAGGGGTTGCCGAACTGTTAAAACAATAGAACAAATTCCTTCTGTTCCTACCAGATGTATTCAGGTTTCAGGTGATGGAAATTATTGTGCTGGGTATGAATTAATTCCAACTCATAACAGTTCGATGGTGACTTTTGGTCTCAGCCTTCAGGACATATTGAAGAATCCGGAAGAGCGCATTTGTATTTTTTCTCATACGCGCCCGGTTGCTAAGGACCATATGCAGCCGATCAAGTATGAGTTGGAAGAGAATAATAAGTTGAAGAAGCTGTTTCCGGATATACTGTATGCGAACCCGGTCAAGCAGTCGCCGAAGTGGTCAGAGGATGATGGGATCCAGGTTAAAAGGAAGGGCAACTATGTTGAAAACACGGTTGAGGCGTCTGGGCTAATCGATGGCCTTCGGACTGGCATGCACCATAGTATATTGGTTTGGGATGATGTGCTGAATGAGAAAAACGTAACCAATCCAGAAATGATTACGAAAACGATGGAGGCGGTGAATTCCAGCACAAACCTGACCTGCCGCGGGTATCGTAAACGTGGTGTGGGCACCTACTACCACTTCAACGATCCGTATGTGCAGATGATTAGTAGAGGGATTCTGAAGGAACGCCTCTTTCCCGGCACAGTCGATGGAACTGTTACCGGCGCGCCTGTCTGGTGGACACCTGAGCAGCTGGCCGACCGCCGGAAAACTCTTACACCTTACCAGTTCGCTTGCCAGGTTTTATGTAATCCGAAGATGGAAAGCAAGTACGGGTTCGATATGAACTGGTGGAAGTTCTGGAATACAGTTAAGCAAGGTTGCTGGCGCGGGATGAACATATTGATCTTCGTTGATCCGGCAAATGAGAAGAAAAAGGTAAATGATTATACTGTTTTTACAGTGGTTGGATTAGGTGCCGATCAGAATGTTTATGTTGTTGAATGGGTTCGGGACCGGCTCAGTCTGGAAGAACGCACGGATGTGATGTTCAGGCTGCATAGGAAGTATGGAAGATCGATCAAGGGTGTTTACTACGAAAAGTACGGGATGCAGGCCGACATAGCTCATATTGAATATGTAATGAAATTAGAGAACTACAGATTCAGTATCAAGTCGGTTGGTGGCAATATTGAGAAAAACGACCGGATAAGCTGCATAGTTCCCATGGTAAAGGAAGGGGAAATCTACATACCTGAAGAATGTTTATACAGAACGGTTGAAGGTAAGCAGGTTGATCTTACCCAAGTATTCTTGAATGAGGAAGCGCGGCCATGGCCGTTCGGTTCCCATGACGATATGTTGGACGATCTGGCGCGCATTAAGTCGCCTGAAGTCCATTTGCCGTTTCCTGATATGAACCAGGCAAACATAAATTATCAGCCTGCCGGCGTTCAGCGTGAGGATAGTTCCGGCAGCTACAACCCCATGAGGCAACATAGGGAAGGAAGTTCGATAAGAACATAGGAGGTAATTATGAGTTTTGGTGGAGGATCAAGTACGGCACCCGCGGTTGTAACGCCACCGGCAGCGCCACGGAAAACAGATGCTGAAATCGCATCAGCAGAAGAAGCTCAACGGGAACGAATCCGCAAAATGATGGGACGCAGCAAAACAATACTTACCGGCGGAGAAGGTGTGCTTGGCGGGACCAGTTCCGTTACCAACCAAAAGACGTTGCTGGGATAAAGGAATAAATTATGGCTGAAGAAGTTAAATTAATAAAGTCCGCAGAAATTCAGAAGGTTCAAGACCTGCTGGATTGGTTCGGCGAATTAGACCGTGAGCGTTCCCTATATAATGAAATGTGGCAGGATATCACCGATTACGTTGTTCCACGCCGGTACAATTTCAAGGGCGACAAACAGGTTGGTCTTAAAGTCGGCGATAATGTATTTGACGGTACGGCTCAGTCCGCGCATGACATACTGGTAAGCGGGTTCTACGGCAACATACTTTCCTCGCAGTTTCCGTGGGTGCGGTTGCAAATCCCCACCTTTGGCCAGCCGACATTCAGCCGTACCAGTTCCATGCGCCATTATAATAACAGGGTGGATAAAATCCCTGAAATCCGCACGTTTATAGAAGATTACGAATATGCCCTTTACAATGAATACCAGCGGTCGAACTTCTATGATGTGATGCCGGAGTTTATAAGTGACGCAAGTTCGATAGGAACCTCCACTATTTACATGGAAGAGGATACGGTAAGTGCTAAAACAATCTATACCGTCTGCAACCCGGGCGAAGTGTTCATAAGCACGAATAAATACGGTAAGGTTGATGCCCTGTTCCGCAAATTCAAAATGACTATACGGCAGTTGAAGCAGAAATTCCCCGGGCGACTTCCTGTTGAAATAGAACAAATTACGAAATCAGAAACGCAATTCAGCGTTATTCATGCAGTTTATCCGAGATCGGAACGGGAAATGTATCAGGTAGGCGCGCAGTTTGTTCCCAAAATAGACAATAAAAATATGCCATGGGCATCAGTCTATATACTGGAAGAGAAAAAGGTAATATTGTCTGAACAGGGATATCGGCAGTTTCCGTATGCCTGCTGGCGTTGGCGGGTAAACAGTGAGGAATCTTACGGGAGATCACCTTCGTCCGACGCTCTTATTACCATTTTAGGTGGAAATATCCTTGCAAAATCAATGTATAAGGTTGCGCAGTTAGCTTCTGAACCTCCGTGGAATATTCCTGCGGAGCTTAGAGGTCAGGAAAGGATTGTTCCTAACGGCCGTAATTACTATGAAGATAAGTCCCGACTTGTCCAGCCTGCCTCAGTCGGTTCAAATTACGCAATTGGTACAGACAGGGAAGAACGAGTTATAAAGATTATAAAGGATTTCTACCATGTTGACTTCTTTATGATGCTAAGTAGGGCAGCTATGGAGGGCGCTCAGTTATCCGTCCCGCAGGTTATGGAAATGCAGAGTGAAAAGGCTTCAGTTCTCGGAACAATTATTGGCCGGTTTGCTTCTGATGGTCTGGATGTGATCAATGATCGAACCGGAGAACTGGCTACCATGGGTGGCCGGATGCCGGAAATGCCGCAGATAATGAAAGAGTTATTCGGCGGTCAGACAATCAAATATGAATACATTGGTCCGTTAGCTCAAATGCAGAAACGGTTATTCAGAACATCAGGCATAATGGCCGGTCTCAAAGTCATGGGCGAATTGGAAACAATTAAACCAGGCACTATGGATATTATAAACGTGGATTATGTGGCTACCGAGCTTCTGGAATCCTTTGGTTGGCCGGCGCGAGCGTACAATGATGATGATATTATTCAGGCAACCAGAGAAGCGCGGCAGAAACAAATTGCCCAGGAACAGTCAGTGAAGCAGGCGGCGCTCATGTCGCAGGCTGTTCCTAACCTTAGCCAAACTGCCCAACCGGACAGTCCGATGGATCAGATGTTGCAGGGGAAAATTCAGGAAGGATTGATGTAAAATGGCCGATCTTAAAGACTTACTGAAAAACAAGAAAGTTACTCCTGAAGATGAAGTTAAACGTATGTATCGGGAGGTTTTTGGTACCAGAGTGGGCAAAGAAGTTTTGGCGCACATGATGGTTGAACTTGGGTTCTTCAATGAAATAGTTACAGATGAGCAGAAAGTATTAGCCAATTATGCACGGAGAATACTTAAAATCATGGGAGTCATACAACCGAAAAACATTAATGATATCACTGATGCGCTTATGAATGTAAGTTTTGGCGAAGAAGAAAAATAAACTGATTAGAGGTCAATATGAGCAGATTAATTTTACCGGAAGAAATAGGGAAGGAAATGATTAAAAAGCAGATTAGTAATATACCATTAACCTGCCCAGGTACACCAGCTTCAGTTACAGAAATTAAGGGATGTAAGTTTACCCCTGCGGTTTATCTTGATCGCGGCAAGTTGTACCTTGTGGTTGTTTCCCCACAGTTGCCCGGAAAACTAATTGCTCAAAAGGGATTTTACGATGTGCCGGAAAAAGGTTACCTTACATGGATTGATCATTTTAAGGTTGTTGCTGTTTCGTATCGTAGTCTAGCTGGATATTATTGCCATATACTGGAAGCGTTTGAAAGCGATGCGCCCAGGGATTGTGTTCCAGTTAAGGGTTTTATAGTTGGCGAAAGAAGTATTCGTACAGATATGATTGAAGTTAAGAGGGAAGATCGCCTTTTAATATAATAGGAGATATAAAGTTTTACCTTTAAAGGAGGGAAGATAGTGGCAACTACTAAGAAAGGATTGTTTGTTTGCACGGGGACAGATGTTTTACAGGTTTACACGACACCGTAAGATAGGATTTA